GGGACGTGGTAGGACCGGTAGTGGAAGCGATTGGATAGGGTCTGCATTCTGTTCTCGTGCCATATGGAGTAATCTCCATGCGACACTTATCAGATGCGCCAGTCTGTCAGAGAATCCTTCTTTGGCGTACTCAAAACGACTACGGGAAAGGTAAGAAGACTTCTTGCCTTGACCGAAGACGTCCCGAGACACTTTAGATAAAACTTTAGTATCTCTAAAGTCGATACCTGGTTTAAACCGAAGGACCGCCTGGATGGCGACCCGGAGGTGGTGACCAAGATCTAATAAAGAGACATCATCGGCGAATATGGCAACCCAAGACTCGTAGAACTCCCGAAGGGAGTCCACAAAATCTCGAGGGACCATAAAGCCCATGTTATAAATTAAAAGCTCCATGATATAGGACTCAATGAGTTCTTCATGAGGCGTACAAAGTAACTCTTCGTAGTTACTCCACTCCAAGGGAGATTCACTCTGACTAAGAGGATATCCTAAAAGAGGTAAAACTTCTCTACATGACATATTCCAATAAGCATAGTTCCCCCGCTTCTCGCGGATAAGAGGATACAAGAGGCGTATGGAAGATGGTTGTTTAACCAACCATTCGACATATAAAGCCGCAACCTGTGTCTCCGATACCATCTGCGATTCCAGCTCGGACCGTATGGCTAACATTGCCGTACGTGCGATCTGGATCGCATCTTTACTCCGTCTTAACCAATAAGACACGGCTTCTTCTTCAGCGTGGGAAAACACTATGGTTGAACCTCTTAGGGAGGCCAGCCAATATGTCCAACCCGTCTCATACAATTCGAGAGCCGCGCTTCCGCGACTCCCGGGTGTAAAGACTGCTGATAGAAGAAGTGCCAAGTATGAAGTTATATGACCAGAGGAGATGGAAACGCTTTCGCGCGACCACGTCCAATGATCAGTTAACATTTTACTGATCCGAGGAACTACGTTCCGAGGATCCCCGCTACTCCACCTAACGCAATTGCGAATCGCCGTTTCAACCCTTTGACCCAGAGAGTGAACTGAAAGTTCAGCCCTCATGGATGCCGGAGTTACCTCTTTCCCATCCACGAAAGATCGTGAAATGAAATTGAAGAAGGTACTCGATGTATAAGTCTTAGACTTGTTTATCGGGATACCTAGGCGAGAACAAAGTGAGAGGTAAGTATTGGTCACTGGAGTATTGGTGTCTTCCTCGAAGAGGATTACATCGTCTCCAACAACACAATAGGTGGCAAAAGGAAATTGATTAGAAAGGTAAGCCGAGTACTGGACAATGGCGTGATGAACCAATCCCAATAAAGGGAAAGAGCTCAGCGCACCCATTGGCTGCCCTCGGCGGTATCGGACGAAATCAAGAGGCACTTCTTTCGGGGTAATAAAATTCCGATCTCTCAATAATCTCATGTAGTGTCTGGCAAAGAAATTACCATAAAGTACACCGAGGATAACCTCGTACAACTGATAGGGAATCCTATCAGTCGCTGAAGATATATCAAGAGAAGCATAGCTGCCGGTACGGGTACCGACCCGGAGGATGAATCTTTCAAGTGACGCGCTTTGATCCGAAGTGCCATCTTCGTACATAGTACTAAGAATGGTTACTAAGTGATCGTGCACTGGCCTGAAAGCCCATTGCGAAAAGTAGTCGAGAATACCAATCACTCTAACCTTACCTGCAGCTTCATAAATGAAGTGAAGGCGAGATAAAGTGAGAGGCTTCCGACCGTCATAGAGAACAGAGTCATAACCCTCTTGGGTGGGGCTTCTTTTATGAATTTTCATAGGTAGGAGCTGGCGCTCTAATTGAGCACCCTTCCAACCATGCGTGAGGAACCCCAGGGCCACGTGGTTACATGTGGCAGCAAGGACGACCTCAAGGGAATAGCGTAACCGCCCAAAGCGGTTTACATGCCAAACCCACGCATCGCGGAGGGCCCCAGCAATGCCTGTGCCTCCTGACGGGCCGGCCGACGTTAATAACGGCGGAAGACCATCAGATTGAGGCACAGAGCACTTATCTATGCCTAGAAAAGGAAAATACACATTCTGCAGGAAGTCTTGGAACTCCCACAACCAGTCTCGATTATCTGTCGAGAGTGGCCAAGGTGATGCCAAGATGGATCGATAAGATCCAGCTCCCCGCACGTGTAAACCTTTATATAGGTAACATAAAGAGGACCAAAGGCGGATGGTCTTTAATGACCGATCTCTAATACCCTTACGGACTGGCTGTGGAATCCAAGTTGGAAGTCCACCAGACAGAGCAACAGCAAAGCCAAGACTCCAAGTACTCGTAAGAGGCTCGGAGGCAAGATACTTATTAATTGCAATTAGAGACACCTTTAAGAACAACGAGAGCCCATAGGGCCCCTTTGTCTTTAGGATGCGCATAAGATATTGAGAAACAGAATACATACCTGCCGATCGACTTCGCGACTTACTGGGAATACCAAGCCAGTGTTCGAGGATTTTACTCCAAGAACATACTAGGTACTTGAGGTTTCCCTCAAGTGGTACGACCAGCCGACCCTCCCACATATCACTCCAAAGTGCACGAAGAAATTTCGAGTACACCCTGAAGCTTCTAAAGTAGATGGGGGAGTTGGGAGAATTAGGGTTAGGCGCAGTAATAGCGGAGACAGGGGGCTGGGTCTCACCAGCTCTCGCGACAACCACCAGAGGTTCTCGGTTAGATAAGGCAACCTTGATCATATCTTGGAAGTCTTTCTGACTAAGGTAAAGTAATTCCTTAGGGTCAGTCGGATCGACAATAGCAAAGAAGCCCGCCTTAACTTTAAACCAATCCACATGCCAGACCAAAGGGTGGTCTAATAACACCTGGAGGTATCTGGAAGTTGAGGAGAAGAATAAAGAATTGATGCCGTCCCGTCGGTGGAAACCTACCTTTCTACTTAAGAGTATGTTTGTCATTGATGTGTGTTTAGATCAGCACTCCTCTACGCCCTACCTTGCTGAAGGGTAAGGTTGAGCAGGTCGCGAGCCGGATAATCCGTCCGCGACAGCCGCAGCAAGCTGTGGTCTGTCTCAACAACCCAACTTCAATCCAGATCATATCCGAGGGTAACTCTCTGGAAATCAAAAGGGATGCGGCTCTTCGCGTTGCTGGCAGGTAGCGAACCCGTGGGAGCGGTTAAACTCCCGGAGGACTCGAAAGAG